GAAAACGGCACACTTTTGCTCTATTGCTTCAAATCAGGATGCAGTTTTGAGGAATTGACCCTTAGCATTAACTTACCGTTAAAAAAGGGCGCCCTAGACGTCGAGGCCCAGCGCCAAGCCAAAGCGCAAGGCACCCGCACAAGGGAAAAGAACCTTGGCACCGCGCGGGCCATGTGGCAACGCGCTGTGCCGATTGAAGGCACAAAGGCGGAAGCCTATTTGCGGGCGCGTGGCATAACTTGCCCCATGCCTAAAACCTTTCGCTTTGTGCCGGACCTATACCACGCCCCGAGCGGGCAATGGTGCTGCGCCATGTTGGGCAATGTCGAGCCTACAGGCGGGGTTCACCGTACCTTTTTCACCAAACAAGGCCAGCGCCTCACCACCAATGCCAAAATGATGCTGGGGCCATGTTCTGGCGGGGCTGTGCGCCTGTCTAAGGGGGTGGGGCCGCTTGTAGCATGTGAGGGCATAGAAACAGGGCTGGCGCTATTGTCGGGCCTTCTAAGCAGACCGCATGAGGTTTGGGCGGCGCTGTCTGCCAGCGGGTTTAATCCGCTGCACCTTCCCCCCGAGCCGCACAAACTGATTGTTGCCACGGATTCCGATGATAGCGGAGCCGGGGAAATGGCGGGCAATGCCTTGGCCACCCGTGCAAGCGCGCTGGGTTGGCAAGTGAGCCTGTTACCTGCCCCCAATGGTAAAGACTGGGCCGATGTGCTGGCCATGAAGGGAGCAGCGGCATGAATGTTGAACTAAAGCCCATACCCTTCAGCACCGAAGGCCCGCAACCGCTCTTGCGCCCTATAGCTAAGGGTGACGATTACCCCGTGGCCGCGCTAGGGCCGCTGGAAGCCGCTGTAAGGGCCGTGCAGGACAAAACCAAAGCCCCCGTTGCCATTGCCGCGCAATCGGCCTTGTCTGTCGCCTCTTTGGCCGTGCAAGGCTTTGCCGATGTGGAAACCTTGGGCGGCACGGCACCGACCTCGATTTTCTGCCTAACCGTCGCGGCTTCAGGTGAGCGTAAAAGCGGGTGCGACAAGCTCTTGCTGGCAGGCCTTCGCGAATTTGAGCAAGATGCGCACAAAGCCTTTGGTGAGGCGGTGAGCGAGTATCAGGCAGAAAAACAAATTCGGGATGCCAAGGAAAAGCGCCTGTTAAGCAAAGCGGCTTCGGGCGGGCCAGCTGGAGACAAAGCCGCCGCTGAATTGCGCTCGTTGTCCCGCGCCCCCTTGCCGCCGCTAAACCCAATTCGCACCGCCACCGAACCAACCTTTGAAGGCTTGGTGAAACTCTTTGAAGTGGCCAGCCCTGCGCTGGGCCTGTTTACCGATGAAGGGGGCAGCTTTTTCGGGGGCCATGCGATGAACACCGATAACAAGCTGAAAACCATGGCGGGGCTATCCAGCCTTTGGGATGGCACGGCGATTAACCGAACGCGCGCAGGGGACGGGGCAAGCACCCTATACGGGCGGCGCTTGGCGGCGCATATGATGGTGCAACCCGTGGCAATTCGCCCGCTATTGGCGGACCCTGTAGCCAACGGCCAAGGCTTCCTTGCGCGGTTTTTGATTACCGAACCGGAAAGCCGGATAGGGTTTAGGGAATACGCCGAAGCGAAGCCGCAAAGCGATTTTGACCTGCTGGCTTTCAAGGCCAAGCTTATATCGGTATTGGCCGCTGACCTGCCCTTGCAGGATGGCACCCGCAACCAGCTCGCCCCCGCCCGCCTGTGCCTCACCAAAGAAGCCAAGGCGTTGCTGCAAGGCTATTACAATGCCACCGAACAAGCCCAGCGCCCCGAAGGAGATTTGGCCATGGTCCAATCCTATGCCAGCAAAAGCGCAGAACAAGCGGCGCGCCTAGCGGGGGTGCTGGCCTTATGGGCAGACCTTAACGCCACCGAAATTTCGGCAAACTGTATGGCCAATGGTATCGAGCTGGCGCAGTATTACCTTGGCGAAGCGCGACGGCTTGCTGGAATGGCGGTTATTTCAGCAGATATTGACCAAGCCGAAAAGCTGCGCCTTTGGTTGATCGAGAAATGGGGAAAGCCTGAAGTCACCCCTTCGGATGTGGTGCAATATGGCCCATATGCTTTGCGTGAAGCCCCCAAAGCGAAAGCAAGCCTTGAGATACTTGCAAAACATGGTTGGCTTAACAAGCTACCGCCAAATCATGTTGTTGAAGGTAAGGCGCGCAAATTGGCCTATCGGGTGGAAAGCGGGCAAAATGTGGTTTGATGTTCAAGCGGAATTAGAGGCGCTGGGCGAAACTCAAAACCAGCACCCACACCCTGCTATTCCTGCTATTCCCGCTATTCAGGAAGGAAATTCATGGCCGGAAGCCCCCCAATTAGCAGGAATAGCAGGAATAGCAGTCCAAACACCCAGCAATACAGAATCCCTATTAGGTGCCATAGAGGCCAGTCACGCACCGCAAAGCAAGTGGCAAGCCCGAGCTGGGGCGCTGTCCAGTCATACGGGGCTTTTTTTATCCGCAACGTGTGCTATATTGGCATGGTAGGAGGCACACACATGACAACACGCAAAACAACGCCGAAAAAAGTAGGGCGGCCTAGCAAGTATACAAAGGCGCTGGCCAGAAAGATTTGCGACCGGATTGCTAACGGGGAGAGCCTCGTAATGATTTGCGAGTCTAAGGCCATGCCATCAAGAACCACTGTTATGACGTGGTTGCGGGAAAATGTTGACGATTATTTTCGCACAGAGTATGCGCGCGCGAGGCAAAATCAGGGGGATTACATGGATCACCTGATTTTAAAAACCGCATACGAATGCACCGCTGAAACGGCTCAAGCGGATAGAATAAAAATTGGGGCCTATCAATGGCGGGCGTCTAAATTGGAACCAAAAAAATACGGCGATAAAATAGACGTAACTTCAGGGGATGCGCCTATCGAGGGTTTTACCGGTTTTATTATTCGCGACCTAACGGCAGACAATGGCGACACCTGAAATATTTGTGACAAAGCCGCAATCGAGGTTTTTGAGATCCGCAAAGCGCCACCCCGCTTTTGTTGCTGGTTTTGGCGCGGGAAAATCGGAGGCGATGTGTTTGTCGGCAATTGCTGACGCCAGCCATAGCGCAACCGCGTTGATTGGCCTGTATGCACCAACCTATGATCTAATTCGCCAAATCACCGCTCCGCGCATGGAAGCCAAGTTGGAAATGCTTGGCGTTCCCTACAAATACAACAAACTTGATAGCGTTATTTATACCAGTTTTCCGAGAATGGGCGATTTTATTCTGCGAACAATGGACAACCCGGAACGCATAATTGGATACGAAACCTATTGCGCCCACGCTGACGAACTGGACACGCTAAAGGCGGAAAGTGCAAGGCGGGCATGGGGTCAGATTATCGCGCGAAACAGGCAGAGGCCGAGCGGTATACCTCGGCCTTTCAATCGCGCCAGCGTTTACACCACGCCAGAGGGTTTTCGTTTTGTCTATGATCGGTGGGTCAGAAACGGCGGTGGCGACTACGAAATATTTCAAGCGCCAACGTCGTCAAATCCGGTTTTGCCGCCTGAATACATTGACACGCTGCGTCAGCAATACCCGGCTGAATTGATTGAGGCATATATTGAAGGAAAATTTGTCAACCTTACATCGGGCACGGTTTACCGAAATTATAAACGAGAGGACCACAGATCGGCGGAAATAATTCGCGAGGGCGAGATGCTACATATTGGCCAAGATTTTAACGTCGGCAATATGGCAAGCGCGGTTCTGGTGCAACGGCCGAACGGCTGGCATTGTGTCGGGGAGGTAGTCGGCGCGCTCGACACGCCGGAATTGCTTGACATCGTGGCAGAAAAATACGCCGGTCATAAACTGATTTTTTACCCCGATGCCAGCGGCAAAAGCCGAAAAACAAACGACGCGAGCAGGACTGACATTTCGCTGATTAAATCGGCGGGTCATGGCGTAAAAGCCAAAATGTCTAATCCGCCAGTTAAAGACCGGATTTTGTCGGTTAACAACGCATATGCAAAAGGGCTGCTTTGGATTAATGACACGGAAGCACCAACCATCGCGGCGGCGCAGGAGCAGCAGGCATACACGAAAAACGGGGATCCAGATAAAACCACGGGGCATGACCATTGCAACGATGCGCTAGGTTATCCCGTTCACTGGATCATGCCAGTCAACAAGCCGCGCATTGCGTTGTTATAGGATTTCGGATATCATGCCGCAAAATAAGGGACAAAAATCATGACTGATGACGTTGGCGTAAACCATCCGGAATATGACAATCACGTCGAAAAATGGGAATTTGTGGATAATATCTGCGAATCCGAGGACGTGGATCAATATTTGATTCCGCAATATGTCAACGATAATTCGCCGGAAAATGCACAGCGCAACAAGGATTACAGGGCGCGCGCGTCATGGCTGGGCGTTTCAGGGTTTACCTTGGCTGGGCTAATCGGGACCGCATATGCAAAACCGCCAACAATCACCCTGCCGATACGGTTGGAATATATGCGCGGCAATGTTGACGGTTCCAGCGTTGGACTGGTTCAGCAAATGCAATCGACAACGCGCGAGGTTCTAAAGGCAGGACGCGTCGGACTGTTTGTCACATATCCAGACACGGCGGGCGCGCCGGTATCGCTCGCCGACGTCGAAGCCGCGAGATTTGTTCCGACGATTCACAAAATTGACGCGGAACGGATTGTAAATTGGGCGGATCAGCGTGTCGGGGCCGAGGTGATTTTAACTATGGTAGTTTTCACTGACCGGGTCGTCACGCGCGGACAGTTTGCGCGTTCGATAACAAATACCCGCCGCGAATTGTCATTAACCGGTGACGGTGGCCGGTTTGTTCTGGTTGATCGGGTTTGGGCCAAAGATGAAAAAACAGGAGATTGGGAAATTATCAGCGAGACAATGCCGCGACAGGGCAACGGCCAGCCGTGGAGCCGGATACCGTTTACATTTGTCGGCGCGGTCGATAACAACAGCAAAATCGATAAATCGCCGATGATGGATATCGCGACAAAAAACCGCGACTATTATCGCAATTCTGCCGATTTTGAAGAATCTGTCTATTACGCTGGGCAGGCGCAACCTTGGGCGACTGGTGTTGACGCCGACGCACTAAATGACATGCGCGAAGCCGGAATTCACATTGGCGGCAAAAATATGATTGTATTCCCGAACGAGGCTTCAAGTTTCGGGTATGCGACGGCACCATCTAATCCAATGGTTCGACAGGCTATGCTAGACAAGCTGGAGGAAATGGCGGCGATTGGTGCGCGGCTGATAAAACCGGGAACGGTAGCAAAAACAGCAACACAGGCAATTGGCGAATCTGCCGTTTCACATTCCATTCTATCGCTGGCTGTTGAAAATGTTGCAACGGCATATCGTGTTGCGTTGGAGTGGGCGGCTGACTATCAAAACGCCAACGCTGCCGATATTTCGGTCGAGCCTGATAAATCATACATGACCGCGCCGATAAACGCGCAGGATATTACGGCATTCGGCGGGTTGATTGCGCAGGGAACAATCGGCCCGGCTGATGCTCACCGCTATCTGACAAAGCACGCGATTATTGCACCCGAAAAACCGCTAGCGGATTATCTGGATGAATTGGCCAGCCGCCCGAATATGTTTACGGCTGGTGTTTGATGGCTGATATTATCCCCATTTACCCGCTGGTCGGAAAAACTGACACAATCAACAGAGCTAAAACCCTGATCGTTGGTCATATGATTATTATGGGGCGCGATGCGGCGGGTGACGTTGTCTGCCTGTTGGGGACATTTTCCGACGCCGACGCGGTTTTGATGTTGGAAATGGTTAAAAACAAAATATTGACGACGGACTGATGGGCAAAATACCTAGCCAGTCAGTTGAGATTGCGAACCGCCATTCGGTTTATCTCGAACGATTAAAAACGGGACACGCGCAGGAGTTTCGAAAATTCCTGAAAATCATGCAGGGCGACATTCTCGACCAGATCCACACAATCGACAGCCCCGCCGATATATCCGCGCGGCGCTTGCAGGAAATTCTAAACGCGGTTAACGCGGCATTGGATACGGCCACGGCTGATTATGCGGCTGTTTGGCGCGCGCAGGTTGACGAGCTGGGCGCGTATTCGGCGGAATTTGAGCAAAAAACGCTCGGTAAAATTGCGAAATACGACTGGACGTTGCCCGCGCCTGGTCAGATTTCCGCTGCGGTATTCGCAAAACCGCTATCGGTCGAGGGCGTATATGGCGGGATGCTGTTGGATGATTTTTTTGCGGATATGATGGGCAAAACAAAAACCCGCGTTGCCGGTGTAATCCGGTTGGCTGCGGCGCAGGGGATGACAACGCAGGATCTCGCCTCGCGCATACGCGGAACAGAGGCCGCAAAATTTCGCGACGGGCTGATGGCAATTTCGGAACGCGACGCGGAAACACTGGCGCGAACGTCGTTGCACCATGTTGCACAGGTTGCGCGCGAGGAAACGTGGAAGGCCAATTCAGGCGCAATCGAACGGGTTGAATTTTTGGCGGTGCTGGATGGTAGAACATCAACCGTTTGTCGCGGTCTGTCAGGCCAGCGGTTTGACATCGACAAGGGACCGGTTCCGCCACTGCATTTGAATTGCCGTTCTAACCGTATCCCCGTTTTCAACGACGGGTTGGATTTTCTGGACGGCGCGGGCCATCAATTCACGCGAGGGCCGGACGGGCCTAAATGGGTGGCATCGAACCAAACTTATTACGGCTGGCTAAAAACGCAAAGCGCGGAGTTTCAAGATTCTGTGATCGGGCCGGTGCGTGGCAAACTATTGCGGAATGGTGGAATAAGCGCGGATCGGTTTGCGGAATTGCAGTTAGACAAAACTTTCCATCCGCTAACACTGGCAGAAATGCGAAAATTGGAACCGCTGGCATTTGAAAACGCCGGCATTTAACGCGGCAGGGCCGCACACATGAAAGCAGGAGCAGACCATGGCTGATTTTACACAGGAACAACTCGACGAGGCGATTGAAAGGGCGGTTGCCGAAAGCACCGCAGCATTAACGCTCGCGCGGGATGAGTCGGAAAAAGGTCTTAAGGCCAAATTAACCGAGGTGCTAGCCGAAAAAAAAGCGGCGTCTGAAAAAGCAAAAGAGGCGCAGGACAAGGCCGTCAAAGCCGCCGAGGAAGCCGCGCGAAAATCCGGCGACGTTGCCGCGCTAGAAAAAAGCTGGAAAGAGCGCGAGGACGCGCGGTTAGCCGAGATTTCCGAGCGCGACCAGTTAATCAACAAAATGACTGTTGGCGCGGCGGTGGCGGATATATCGGCACAGTTGGCAGTCAAAGGCTCGGAATCGGCATTTGCGAAAATCATACGCGACCGGCTAGGGGTTGAAATGCGCGACGGTTCTGCTACAATACGGGTAATGGACGCCAACGGATCGCCTAGCGCGATGACGATTGACGACCTAAAAAAAGAACTCTCGGCAGATGCGGCATTAAAACCGTTGCTTGCGGGTTCTCTTGGATCAGGCGGCGGGGCTGCTGGATCAGACGGCGGGGCCGGTCAGAAAAACACCATCACACGCGAGCAATGGGACAAAATGCCACTTGGCGCACGTTCCGAGTTTGCGAGCAAAAACGGTCAAGTCACAGACTGACCATCATAGAAAAGGGGCCGCAAAATGGCTAATAATCTTACAGCGATTGCATCGACGATCCAGCGGTCGCTTGAAAAATCTGGCAGAACTACGGCGGGGCATATCACATCGGTATCGCTCAACACCGGCTCGGAAATGGCATCAATCGGAACAGAGGTCAGGTCGTTTACCACAACCGAGGGAACGATTAACACCAGCGTCACTCCGTCGATGACCATTCCGGAAGGAAACGACAACACAATCGGCGTGTCAACGATGAAACTCGACAAAACGGTCAATATCCAAATTCCGTTCACCGGCGAGGACATTGCGTATCTCAACGATGGCCCGGGGTTTGAAAAAGTCTATGGCCAGTTGTTGACCCGCAAAGTTAACGGCATGTTGAAGGTCATCGAGGCCGAGGTTGCCAGCACCGCGCTTTTGTCCTCCACTCGCGCCGTTGGTGTTGCCGGGACTACGCCGTTCGGAACAGATCACGGCCTGATTGCGGATGCGCGGAAAGTACTGTTTGACAATGATGTGAGCGTAGACGCTGGCGATTTATCAATCGTTATGGATTCTTCTGCGGGGGCAAATTTGCGGAAACTCTCGAATTTGCAGAGTGTCAACACATCCGGAAGCACGGACCTGTTGCGGCGCGGAACTTTGCTTGATTTGCAGGGGTTCATGCTCAAAGAATCGTCAAAAGCGCAGTCTCACACTAAGGGGACGGGTGCGGGGTATCTTGTCAACAACGCTGGCGGTTATGCGGTCGGAGATACTGCGATCACCGTTGACACCGGGGCCGGAACAATCCTAGCCGGTGACGTGATAACGTTTGCGGGCGACGCGAATAAATACGTGGTTGCGTCTGCATTGGCTGCGAATGTTGTCACAATTTCCGCGCCGGGGTTGCGTGAGGCAGCCGCTGATAACACGGCGATCACTGTTGGCGCGAGTTATGTTGGCAACATGGCATATTCGCGCTCGGCGATTGAATTGGCAATCCGTCCGATGGCGGGGTCGATGGCATCCGCCGCGACCGATATTACTCAAATGCAGGACCCACAAACCGGCATTACATATCAGGTCGAACTGTATGGCGGCTATAAAAAAGCAATCATCGACATAACACTGGTCTACGGTGTTCACCCGTGGAATGGTTTCGAGATTTCCACCATTCTCGGCTAACAAAAAGCGGCGG